CCAATCCTCATCCGTCAACCCCTGCCATGTAACTTGTTGTTTTTGCAACTTGACGTAGGCTTCTTTGGCAAACTTGATTAAGTTTTCTTGACTCCATACATCAAACGCTGGCATTTCGTTGTCTCCTGCTTTCAATCATGTGTTCTTCTCCTTGAGTCTGTCGTCAATGGCTTGTACAAATTCCCTCAAACTTAAATCTTCTTTGTCTAATTCATCAAATTCTTCATCTGACAGACCCACCCATGTGCGCTGTGACTTTAAATAATCGTGCATTGCCATCATTGCGTTTGCAAACCAAGCCAGCATCAATGACTCATCAACATCTTCAATCTGCCAGCTTGCCTTTTCTTTTGTATGAATGAAAAACTTTGCCCACGCTTGTGCGTCTGGATTGCTATGAATTTTCATGTCGTAATCACTCATGCTTCACCTCTGGCTCTGATAACGGCGGCAATAGGGTCTGCGCCAACATAGCCATCAGCCACCTTTGCACAGGCTTCACGCTCTTTGGCTTCGGCTTTGGCGGCTACCAGTTTGGCAAAGTGATAGCGGGTAAACATTTCACCATCTTCAATAGACTGACGCATGGCCTGTTGCCACATGGTGTCGATTTCATCTTGTGTCATGCTTTATCCTTTACCCAAAGACAATCAAAAAAGATACGCATCATCCAGCGCACAAATAAATTTGGAACCTTGCCTTTTACTGGTCGATACACAATACCCAGACTGTCGGGTCTGTTTCCAAATAGAAAGCACTGCCATTCAGATTGCTCTGGCGTTAATTGAAATTTGTATTTTCCTTCCACGTTAAATTTGACGGACTGCCCATCTGGTGTTTTGTACATAACCTCTTTTCCTTGTGTCATGTTTCCCTCGCTTTCAACATTGCGTCTGCCATTGCGTAAGCAACTTTAGCATCATTTTCAAGATTACTTTCTTCATACCCAAGAAGAAATTGCATAGCCTTTGCCGCAAAGTAGTCACGCAGACTCATGCCTGTGACATGCAGACCAAGAGTTTGCGCCCCGTGATCGTGTAGTGGAAATGCTGGTGGGTTGTTCATGTTTGTACCTTTGCTGCTAGATAAAGCCCAACATTACCTAAGCTATAACCAATAAAGGCTATGCCCAATCCTGTATTACCTTTTAGCAGCAGATCTACAGCCACCACCAAATACACCACACCAATCATTGCTATAAGCCAAGCACTCATACCTTCACCTCATATTGTTTAAGCACAAGCTGCAAAGCAGCAAGCAACTCTTCGTCTTTAATGTTATCACCCTGTTGAAGCTCCCATCTAATTAAAAACTCAAGCTCATCTACAACAACAGCTTCAATTTCTTCTCTAGTCATCTAAGCTCTCCAAAAACATTACAATGGCTACAAACACAGCACCACCTACAAACCCGCCAATTGCACACAATGCAAAAAAGGTAATTACAGTTTCAATCATACAAACCCTCTCATCCTTGCTGCCACTGTAGCACCCTTCAGCGTATGCTTCAAGTATGGTGCAACACTTTGGGGTGTAGCATGCCCCGTCATAGCCATGATGTTAGGCAGTGGTACTTCTGCCTCAATCATCTCAGTCACTGCCGTCCTACGTAAGTCCATAAGCTTTATATCCACAGATATCTTTGCTTCAGTTTTTATTACATCACCAACCCTTGCTAAGTTCATTAATGAATAAGGAACCAACCCACCATTTCTATCTGACATATAACTAGGTGCAACATATTGTTGCCATCCATACTCTTCGTGTTGTTGCTTAAGCATTGCTTGCAGCCCTTCAGATGTGGGCAAAGTGATACGTGCTCTACGCTTGCTCTGCTCAAGGGTTAGAACACCTGTCTCTGTGTTGTAGTTTTCCCACTTCAACATACGCATGTCTCCCATACGCTGTCCCCATTCGTATGCCATCTGCACAATGAGTCCTACATTACGCCATTTAAAATTGCTGTAAGCCACATCAAGGAATGCTTTGACATCTTCCTTTGTCCAAACAGTTTTACGTGCCTTCTCAATCCTTCTCTGCACCTTACTGAATGGATTGTAGTTGGTGTAGCCCTGCCTAATGGCATAGTTAAACAACAAACGATAGACAGCCAAGCTATGGTTAGCCAAGCTAACACTGTGAGCAGCATGTTCTTCATAAACACGTTGACACATGGGTGTCTGTATGTCTTCAAGCTTAGCCCATAACAACGGCACACCACCCATCCTGCTTCGATACCACATCTTTAGATAATAAAGATAGCTCTGCTGTGTCATTGGTACAAGTTTAGCAAAGCTCAAGCTATTCTCATAGCTTTTAATCACCTCACTAAGCTTCGCATTAGTAGATAGATTTTTCAAGTGCTTTCGTTCTTGTCTCCACTCATCTAATATTTTGTTCTGTTCTTCAGCTAGAGCATAGGCTGTTTGATAAATGTTACCAAGCTCTATACGTTTAACAGCACCAGCATCAATTGCATCCTGTGGGGGGTTGTACCTCCACTTAGATTTGTTGCCTGTTTTATAACGTAAAACATACCTTGGCATGCTCATTCTTGTTTCTCTCCAATGTAACCAACAAGCCTTGCTGTTCTGCGTAAGTCTTCTATGACAAGCTCAGCATGCTCTGCTGATATGGCATAGACAATGCAAGTACGTAGCCCTTCATCAGTGATGTAACCAGCAACGAATGGCTTCCACTCAATACCTTTGTCGTCTTTGAAGTTCATTGCTCACCCATTTCATAAAGTGTTTCTGCCATCTGCAACAACTCATCATGCTTCATCAGCTTGTTAGTCCATCGCTTTGGCATAGCTGAGTATCCGTAATGTCTACCAGCTAACATGCCTGTCACTGCACCTACGGTGTCAGCGTCATAGCCTTTGTTAACTGCCAAGATCAATGCATCCTGAAAGCTGAATGTTAAGTTGACACATTCCCATGCTGCATTGTATGCATACATGATGGAACCTTTGCCTTTACGCATATCATAATCAGCATCCATTAAATGTTCAAACTCATCAAGCTGCTTACCTGCATACAACTCAGCTACAAAAGCTGCTATGTAATGGACGGTGTCAGCATTACCATGTGTCATAAGAGACACAGCAATGGCTTCACCAAGACCAGTGTTAGGTTTGTTGTGGTTGGCTAATACAACAGGAGCAATACGCATGATGGAGCCGTTGCCGCTAGCTCTAGTGTCTGTCCTACCTGCATAGGGTTGCTCTGTTGACATGCCTTCGATGGCTTCAAAGCAAGTGCGTCCAATGTCAAAGCGATAGTCTCTTGTACCAAAGTGTCCTGTCTTAAGCCATGTCTTGAAGTTGAGTGCAATTTCATTAGGTGCAAACTTACCCCTCACTTTGTATGCATCTGCAATGCACATTGCCATAGCACCATCATCTGTCCACTCGCCTACCTCAGCAGAGTGAACACCACCACCTATCATGTCTGTCACTTTCTCAAACTCATGAGGACGCATGAATTCCAACGGCGCTCCCAATGCATCACCAATGTACAAGCCCATGAACATACCAATTGCTTTATCTTTTTCCATTATTTAATTTCTTTTTAATTGAGTCTATAAGTTTTGAAACCTGCGCCATCGCTGTACTTTCCAGTGCTTTCTCTGTACGAGCCTTGGTCAGCAATTCGTTTTCATACTCATCAAATAATTTACCCATCCGTTTAGTTGGGGTGTTTTTATCCATACCATACCTCATGTTGTTGAAGAAAAGAAAGAGGGGACTAAGCCCCTCATGTTGATTAAGCTGCTTGCAAAAGCAGATCGTTGAATGCACCTTTGAGCACAGCATCCATGTCTTGCTCAATACGCAGTTGCTTACGTCCTACATCAGCACCTTCACGGCTTGTCTCCACATGGGTAGAGATGTGTGTCAGTGTGTTGTAAACACGGTAGGCATTGTGTCCCATGTCATAGCTGTTGTGTATCTGCATAACACGCTCCAGCATTTTCTCATTGAACTTCCAGCCTGTAGAAGTGCGGTATTTTGTGACATGTTCACGGTAGAAATGCACGGCAGTGTCTACATCAACCTTCACCACGGTCATCTGCTTCATCAGATCCACCTCATTCTCAAGCTGTGGTATCCAGTTGCTAGCTACCATGCCAATCATCTGTGGGTCACTGAACGTGGTGTGCTTCTGTGAGAAGCCAATGTTTTCACGGACAGCAATCATGCCATTCAAGCAAGCCAAACGCAAGATCATTGCTTGCACACTGCGCTTCACAGACTGATCATGGCTGTCACCAATAACAATCTTCATCTTGGCAGCTTCACCAAGCTTGCCACTGAAGTCATGATTGGGCAGAATAATTTCTGCTCTCATTGCAGCACCGTTCTCAATGCTATGTGCCTTCACTTCCACTGTGGACAGGTCAAGCACAGACTCTGACAAGCCTGTCCATAAGCTATCCCACATGGTGCGGTAGTTCTGTGGATTGTGGACACGGCGACCATCACCAATGACAGAGTCATTCAATGGATTGACCACCCAAAAGCGTCCTTCAACAGGCATGCCATTGCGGGTTGCTTGTTCACGGATGGGTTGGAAGTCTAAGTCAGCGGGGAGGGAGGGGATTGTGTTCATGTGGATGCTCCTTTTATGAACAGGTTGGGGGAAGTGATGGGTGAACAACAACTGATGCTGTTGTGGCTACAAATTATAGCCATGTTAGAAAGGGGCTGTCAAACCCCTGTTGAAATTACCTGACAAAATTAGTCGGGATTGGTTTGGTTGGGTTGTTTCTTTCCCATAAGAGGGACAGCTTGCCTATGTGCAACACATTAAAGCATTCGCCACGTATAAGCTCAATGGGTCTGTCTTTCTTGACACGCTTCCTGAGTAGGTATGCCCTACCAAAAAGCTTGAAACGCTTTTCAAAATATTTCATTCTGTTTCCTTTCGTTTTAATGGAATCACTTCAGTCCATGCTGCTAAATGAACAATAGTATTGTTCATGTCAAGACAAAAACTGTACATGCCATCAATGTGATCAAAGAAGAACACTTGATCTTCCACTTGTACATAGCTCTTGTTAGACACACTGTACAGAGGGATGGGGTCTTGCTTCTCCCAATCGTTGATATCAATTTCACTAATCATGCTGTTTGCCTTTCACGTTTCATATTATCTACAAATTCATTGTGCTTGTCAACTTCAAGCTTGGCTTGCCTTACCCCGTTGGCAAAGCCTTGCTTATATTCTACGTCCTCTTTGGTGTATTCATAATACAATTCTCTGTATGTTTGTCCAAAGTAGCCACTCTCAAAACCTAGTTCATATGGTGTCTTCATTTATTTTCCCTATAGAAAATGTGGTTGTTAATCTTCACTGTCATCACCTTGTGCTCAGCCCAAGAGGGCTTCACATAAGTGGCATGATAGAACGTAGCACCTTGTGTTACATCCACTAACACACCACTCAGTGCCTTGTGTGTGATGGATAGTATGTTCATGATGTTGCCTCTGATGCGCTTGTCTTTGGTTACATGTAACCATGAGAATTGTTTCCTCTCATGTACAACAGAGCATACAGATTTCTTTGATCGCTTAGCCCTGTTCATAACAACAGAGGCAACAGCCTCCATCCCCTGCACACCCTCACCCCTTGCCTCATGATAAAGCGTTTCCATCATACATCGGAAGCTTGCTTCATCAACAAAGAGGAGGGAGGGCTGTGCCATTGGGGACATGAACAGAGCCAAGCTTATTGTGGATAAGAGTTTAATCATACCCTGTTATAGAGGTTTATTCGCTATCTGCAAATAGCAAATAAGCTCCTCAGTCAAATGAATACACTGCAATGACACGCTTACCAGCCCTGCTAGCAAAGATGTCAATGACTGACCCATTACACACAGCCAAGGCATGTCCTCTGACCAGCACAATGTGCCTACCAGTTGGCTTCTTAGACACAAAGGTTTTGAGAGTGAAGCCTTGTTTGAAAAGCTTCACATTGTGCTTAGTAGACAACTTACTCATCTTGCTACCAAAGTAGGCAACATCCTTAGCACCAGCCTCTGTATAGGCAGTGTGTAATGCTGCCCAAGGTGTGCCTCTGTTCTTACGTCTACCCAACTCTGTCATCCTTGCATGAGCTTCGGGATAGGACAGGGCAGACACATTGGCTAGTGCTCTGATGGCACAATCGTTCTTGTCTTTGATGCCAAAGTCTGTAGGTATGTAGCCTACATCAGCGGGTTTGATTTCGTAATGTCCGTTCATGGTGTTTCCTTGATTTCGGTTATTTGGCTATAGGCGAGTTGCCGATAGTAGTTTTCTTCTGATGGGGTGAAGTCGCCTATATCCATGTCCCTTACTATGTCATAAGCTTGGTCTTCGGTTTCGGCTTCCACCTCAACAGTGCAGTAGGTAATGTAGGAAGCAATCACTTTAAACTTTTTCATGTTGTCTCCTTGTTCAGTTGTTCACAACGGCATCCAAAATTATCGAATGCAGGGCAGTCGGGATGATGCTTGTCTTCAAGCTCATCCACTTGGGTAACAAACTCTTCTGCATGAACTACTTTGTAGTTATCGTAATCTTCAAGACCATCATCGCAGAATAATGCTTCTGCTTTTTCCTCAGCTTCGTCCTTACTGCCAGCTTCTACATCAATGAGGTAGAGCTGATGCTCAATACGTACATAGTGAACTTGATATTTCATGTTGTCTCCTTAACAAGCGTCTAAGAATGTGCCATCATCATCGAACAAGACATACCGAATGGTAGACTTGTCATTAAACATCTTCGATGTAGTGTGGATGGCAGACAGTGTGTCAGCCAAGTCACCACCTACATCAAAAAGCCTACGGTATTCAGTGGTGAGTCCATGAATTTCCTTAACACCACCTTTCTCACATGCTTCAGCATATGAGCCATACAAATCTTGTCTATAAAAATCTAGTTGCATTTTGTTTCCTTTCAGGAGAGGTAGAGTTTGTCGAGGAGAGCATCACGTTCACAATTTAGCTTAGCAACATAGTTGCGGTCGTCCTTGTGGATGGAGAGACATTCTTCAATGTCTTTGAGAGCATATCTACATTGTGTTGGTGTGTACTGCTTCACCTTGTTGGCAAAGAGTTTCATCATGTAGGTGTAGTTCATGTGTTTCCTTTCAGGAGAGTGGTGTTGAGGCTTTCAATTCTCTGTGCTTAATAGATGGTTGTGAATAGGGACAAACCCTAATCTCCACTTCCACCACATCGGGATGGTTGTACAAGCCACACATCAGAGCATGTTTTTGTGCTTCTGTCTCAGAGTTAAAACTCTTTGACCATTCATGGGTGTTCTTAAATACCCATCGCAATTCATAACGTGTAGTCATGCCACATACCTTTCATAAGAACGAATACGACTGTCTCTGTTGGTGTGTTTCTCTACAAATTTAATTTGTACATT